CGCGGGCTGGGAGGGCGCGCCGGAGTCGGTGCGGGTGGCGGTCGTGTGCCGCGTCGTGGCCCGCGCTCTGCGTCAGCGTCCGGCGGGCGTGGCCGGGGATGCCTCCCAGGTCACCCAGACGACCGGCCCGTTCACCATGTCCACGTCGTGGTCAACTCCGAGCGGGGACATGTTCCTGACGAGGCAGGACCGGGACGACATTAACGGCGCTACGGCCTCGTTTTTCGGGTCGGCGGACACTCTGTTTGGGGGTCGCTCGTGAGCGTCATGGAGGCCTGGAAGGAGCAGGCGGTGCTCCTGCGTCGTGCGGAGCCGAAGCGCGACCCCCTGGGGGTCGCCTTCAGGGCGCACGACGTTCAGGAGATCGCGCTGGCCCCGGTCCTGGTTGCCACCACGGAGTCCGAGAACCGCGAGGGCACGGGCGAGGACTACGGGACGCGTGAGGACGTGACGGTCTACTGGGATAATCGGGACGAGGCTCCGGCTTCTGTCCTGCCTGGTGATCGGGTGCGTCTTCGTGGTGGCGTGTGGGAGCCGGTCGGCTCCCTGGTAGGGTACCCCCTGGGGGTATGTTTGCGACTCAGGAAGGAGGCCCCGCGTGAGCGTTAGATTCAAGCCGAACAAGCGGACGGCGGAGGCCATCTTGAAGGGGTCGGAGGTGCAGGCCCTGCTCGCCAGGAAGGCGGCGGAGGTCGCCTCACGCGCCGGTGAGGGCTTCACCTCGGGCGTGCGCGTCGGTAAGGACCGCGCCCGCGCCTACGTCCTCCCAGAGACGTACAAGGCACGCAAACGACAGGCGCGCGACCACGTGCTGGAGCGCGCCGTAGGAAGGGGCTAACAATGAGCCACCCACTCCCCGATCTCCAGAAGCTGGTGATCGACTACCTGAACACCCCTGGTGTCGTCCAGGGCCTTGAGGGCGAGCTGGCGGGCACCACGGTGGGCGGCGTGCGCCCCTCCACCGAGGAGGACCCGCATCCCTACGTCCTCGTTCTGGCGACGGGAGGCCCCGGTCAGCACGACCGGGTGCTGTACACCGCCCAGATCACCATCGACTCCTACGCGGCCACCTCGTGGTGGGCGGGCGAGCTTGCCCGCCGCGTGGGGGATGCCGTTCACGCTCTCCCGAGTGCGGACGGCCCCGTGGCCGTCGTGCAGTCTCCCGCTCCGGCGGAGCTGCCCGACCCCGACACGGACCTGCGTCGCTACACGGCGACGTACCAAGTCACCGCAAAGTTAGGAGTTGCAGCATGAGCAAGACTAATGCTGATCTCGCGTTTATGGCGGGGTCCGAGAAGGACACGCTGTGGCTCGGTCCCGCTGGGACCGACCTTTCCACCATCACCAACCTGACCACGGCCATGCCTGCGGGCATGATCGATGTGGGCTGGCTTTCCGAGGACGGCATGGGCCTGGGCATGTCTGATTCCGTGGACAAGGTTCGCGGCCATCAGGGTCACGGCGTTGTCCGCACGTACATGTCCGAGTCTTCGACCACGTTCAAGGCCTCGCTCCTGGAGTCCAAGCTGGAACTCCTGAAGCGTTACCTGGGTGTTCTGAAGACTGAGAAGGTCACGGCGGGCACGTCCTCGATCACCCGCATGGAGGTTTCGACCTCCCGTAAGGTCGAGGGCCTCGTGGGCGTGGCCGATCTTTTCGACGTGTCCACCGGCAAGCAGCGCCGCTACGTCTTCAAGCGTCTGGAGCTGGGCGAGCGCAGCGATATTTCGTACAAGGTGGGCGAACTCACCGTGTACGAGTACAACCTCGAGGTCCTGGACGGTTACGTCCTGCTGACCGACGAGGAGGGCCTGAAGGTCGTCTGACCCATGGTCTCCCACCC